GGTTTATCCAAACTGACGTTCCTGATGGACTGAAGCATTTTGTCCGTTCGCCTATGAAAAAAGGCATGGAAGGTGACTTCGAGACTGGTAATGTTCGCTACAAAGTTCGCGAACGCTACTCTTTCGGTTTCACTGACTGGCGTGGCATCTTCGGCTCAGAAGGCGGTTAAAAATTGGGGAGGGCAGATGCCCTCCCTTTCATCCTGACAGCGAGAGCTGACTTAACCCAGACAGGAGATTCATAATGGGTACTACAACTTTTTCAGGACCAGTCAAAGCTGGACCAATCAAAGTAACAACAGGCACAACAGTCGGTTCTGACATGAAGAACACAGGCTTTGCGGTTCTTTCCCAGACAGCTGTGATTGATCAAACAGCAACAACAACCACCACAGATATTATTATCCCACCAAACAGTCAGCTTATATCAATCGATGTTACTGTCAAAACAGCGTGGAGTGGTGGAGCAACGACTCTTGGCTTGGGTAGCGTTGGTGCGGCAACCACTCTGACTGCTGCTGGAGCTATTCAATGTAATGCTGTTGGTATTATCGCTGCTAGTCCTGGAACAGACGCGACTCGCACGACAAAGTGGCTGAACACAGGCACAGGCGATCACAGGCTTATCGTGACCACAGCGAACACTGGCAATGGTGTTGGCGCAGTCACCGTTGTCTATGCACAAAGCAACAACATATTCTAATTTATTGGTGGGGTTTCGGCCCCACCAGAATTTATAGGAGGGCGTCCCAATGAGCTCAGACATCACAGCAACCACCATTCAAGACACTCAAGCGGCGTCCACCACGTTTATCGCGGTAGCGGCAAGGCCAACTGGTGCATTTACGTTAGCCAACACTCAATTTAATGCCACACACGCAAGATCAGTAACCGTCACAACAACAGGATCTGCTGATGCTGGCAAAACTGTTACGATTGTGGGTACTGACTATAATGACAAGCCAGAATCACAAGTGATTACTTCTCTGGGCAGCGCCAGCACTGTCGGAGGTCCGAAATTCTTCAAGACTATTACCTCAGCGACTTGCAGCGCACAATATGCAGCAAATGTCTCTGTCGGAATGTCATCAGCAGGGGTGGCTACGTTCTATGCTGGTCGAAGGCGGTTGAAGGCATTCACTATCATATCGACGGGCACAGCAGGAAAGATAGATTTTTTCAGCGGCGATCCTGACGATGGCGGTCAACTATTCTCTACATTTTCTAGTGGAGTAGACAATTCTTCTGATGATGTATTTATCCCAGACGAGGGGATCTTGTTTAAACAAAACCTTTCTATTTACTACAACACAACACACAGTAAGCTGCTAACGGCTTTTCACGCATAGGAAAACCAAATGGCGACATCGAACACATACTCTTTCCGGCCAGATGTTGAAGAGATAATCGCTGAATCATTTGAGCGTTGCGGGATTGATGACGAAACTCGAACAGGCTATCAGGCCAAGGCAGCTCGCAGGAGCCTTAATTTGCTTTTTAGCGAGTTTGCTAACCGTGGCATAAATTATTGGGCTGTCCAGAATAATACATTGGCTTTGGTGAAAGACCAGATCACTTATACGTTGCCAGTCGGAACCATAGACATGATAGATGTTGTGATTCGACAGACAGCAAATGGCACCACTACTGACACCACCATCCAAAGAGTCAGCCTATCTGGGTACAACCAGCTGCCAAACAAAGCATCTTCTGGGAAGCCAAGCCAGTACATGTTGGACAAAACTTACACCCCAACGATAAATGTCTGGCAAGTTCCGGACACTGGAGGCTACAGCTTGCTTTATTGGTCAATAAATCAACTAGAAGATATATCAGCCAGCAACCAAGATGCAGACATACCATACAGATGGACAGATTGCCTTTGTGCTGGTTTGGCTAGTAAGCTGGCAATGAAATATGCACCTGATAAATTTGACCTTCTAAATCGGGTTTATGAAAGAGCATTCGAGTTCGCAGCAGCCACCGACAATGATGGTGTTTCAATGAGAGTCCGACCAAGAGGGCTGAACCTTTACTGATGGCAAGATTTAGGTATGCAAAGGGCAAGAAATCTTTAGCGATAAGTGATCGCTCTGGCCTACGTGTGCCTTATACTCAGCTCAAGACAACTTGGGATGGTCTCAGGGTTTCCCCAGAAGATTGGGAGCCAAAACAACCACAGTTGACTCCCGCTAAGAATGTTGTTGACGCCACAGCTCTTTTCAGCCCAAGACCAGACAATGACCCAGAAAATGCCGAGGTATTTATAGGGTTCAATTACGACATATTTGTCGACCGTAGATTAACAACTAATGTGGGGGTTGCTGGAACATCGTTTGTGGGCAGTTCAACTTTTGAAGTACAGAACACTTCTCAAGCTGGAGTTGGTGGCACGGGAGCTGCTGGGCAAGTTAGCCTGTTTGTTACAATTGATTATGCAGCCACTGGCGTTGGCAGCACAGGTGGTGTGGCTACAGACAGCGCATCGTATCTAGAATATGCAATAACTGTTGGAGCTATAGCTGCTGGCAATAGATATTATGTCGATAGTGTTCTTCAACAGCGTCTTTATCTGCAAGAGGGGCAAACGTATCGTTTCGACCAAAGTGCATCTTCCAACAATGGCCACCCATTGCGGTTTAGCACTACGTCAAATGGCACACACGCTGGAGGAAGCCAATACACAACTGGCGTAACAACCTCTGGGACTCCTGGAAATGCTGGAGCGTATACTCAAATAACAGTGGCATCTGGTGCGCCGACACTTTATTACTATTGCACTAACCATAATTACATGGGTGGCACATCTTATACACCAGCAGCAGGAACGATAACTTTAATAACTACAGTTGTTGGTGGCAATCCTTCAAACCACCCTTATCATAATGTTGGTTCATCTAATAAATATGCTATCGATGGATCTACTGCGACATCTGATGTCACACTTCTACTCACAGAAGGCAGCACATACAGATTTGACCAAAGCGCATCTTCTAATTCTGGGCATCCACTCAGGTTCAGCACCACAGCAAATGGGACACATGCTGGGGGAAGCGAATACACAACTGGCGTAACAACGTCAGGAGCTCCTGGACAGGCTAATTCATATACTCAAATAACAGTAGCAGCTGGCGCACCAACACTTTATTACTATTGCACAAACCACTCATCTATGGGATGGACAGCCAAAACACCTGCATTGACAAGTTCGGGTGGCACTGTCCCAGTAGAAATTGAGAAGCTTCCAGCCGGACTGGGTGGCACAGGTGCGGCTGGAAACCAATCAGTTGAAGGCTCACCAACTGCACTGGGAACGGGTGGCACAGGAAATGTTGGAAGTTCGCAATATGTCGAAGCATTTGGTTGGGGTCAGGGTGCTTGGAGCCAAGGTGCATGGGGAGACTCGGAGGGTTCACCACACGTTCTGGGGGCAGCTGGCGGTGTCGGTGGTGTCGGGGTTGTGCAGCCATACCTCATAACAACTTGGGGAGAAGATGGTTGGGGCACAGGTCAGTGGAACGCCAATATTAAGCCAGTAATTACAGATGCAGCTGGTGGCGTCGGTGGCGTTGGGGTTGTACAGGCTCTGGTGGAAACATCATGGGGTGAAAGCACTTGGGATTCTGGACAATGGAATTGAGGATGAATAGATGAATTACACAGAGCTCAAAGCCAACATTCAAGACTTCTTGGAAGATGATTCAACAGAGTTCGTCGCGTCAATTGACACGATCATCGCACAGGCTGAAGAGATGATTTTTCAGAGGCTACCAAACATGCCTTGCTTCCGACAGACATCTTCCGCAGCTAATTTGGTTGTTGGCACAGCTTCATACACAGTTCCAACAGCTCGGATGATCCGTCAGGTTTCCATAACAGATACAAATGTTGTTACGTATCTTGACCATAGAATTGACTCGTACATTAGAGACTATTGGCCAAATGCAACGACTCAAGGCAAACCACGCATGTACAGCACCGATAGTGCAGGGACAGCAGGGACAGTGATTACATTGGCACCAACACCATCAGCCACCTTGGCCTACAGTGTGGACTTTATCGCGCCTGAGACGGGTCTTGGCAACGCTAATGCCAACACTTGGATCGGAACTAATGCACCGACAGTTCTACTTTCTGCAGCTCTGTTCGAGGCTTCGGCGTTTTTGAAAGCACCGGAAACATTGTCTCTTTACAAAACTCAACTTGACGAAGCTGTCCAGTTAACAGTACAAGAGATGCAAAGGAACTATACAGCAGAATATAATGGAGGCATATAATGGCTATAGCACAAGCGATGTCAACGCTTTTTAAAAAAGACGCACTTCTAGGCGATCACTCACTAGACACGAACGCGATTTATATTGCGCTCTACACCAGCAGTGCAACTTTGAACGCAACTACGGATGGATACATCACAGCCAACGAAGTAGGCAATGGAAACGGATACGCGACTGGCGGAATTCCTTTGGCAAACAAAACTGTCACAGAGAATAGCACCAGCGGAATTTTTGACTCTGATGACCCACAGTGGAATTCAGCGACATTCACTGCTCGCGGTGCATTAATTTACAACAAAACGCTGGGAGATGCATCTTCAAACGCAAGAGGTGCGATTGCCATTTTAAATTTCGGTGGTGACTTCTCAGTTAGTGGGGGTACATTTCGGATCGTATTCCCAAATGCAACTAAAGACACAGCAATAGTAAGGATCGACTGATATGGCTAGCACCTTCATTAATGACTTAGTCCTCAATGAAATGGCGACTGGCGACCAGTCGGGATCTTGGGGAACAGTAACAAATCTTAACTTAGAAATGATTGCGGAGGCGTTTTCATATGGTGCAGAAGCAATCGCAAATTCTTCAACACACACCATAACAATCCCTCAAGGCGCGAAAGGTGATGAACGCTCTCTTTACTTAAAGTGCACTGGTGGTGGACAAGCGTGCACAGTTAGCCTTGCTCCAAACACTGTATCAAAAGTCTGGCTGATTGAAAATGCAACGGCTGCAGTCCTGACATTTAGCCAAGGCACTGGGGCAAATGTCGCGATTCCTGCTGGGCAGGTAAAAATGATTGCCACAAGTGGTGGTGGTAATTCTGGGATAGTTTATGATCTGTTGACAGATGTAAATCTAGCCGGAACAACTGTGATGGCAGATGTTGCAATTGGCGGCAAAGTCATCACGATGACTGGATCGGCTGGAGACACGGCAACGCTGACTGTCGCGGCTAATGGTGCCTTGGCAATCGCCACAACAGACGCAGCCGCAGCCGCAGCAAACATATCGATCACAGCAGACGGCACGTTTACAGCCGCAGCAACAACCATTACGTTGGACAGTGCTGGCGCTATTGTACTTGATGCTGATGGCGGGGTCATCCAATTTAAAGATGGCGGCACAACTATTGGCAGTATAACTAATTCATCCAGTGACCTTGTCATCAAGTCAAATGTCCAAGACAAAGACATTTTGTTGCAGGGCGATGATGGTGGAAGTGGCATCACAGCCCTCACCCTTGATATGTCTGCTGGGGGCAACGCGCTGTTCTCTGGAACAGTCACACGCGACCTGACGCGAGGCTCACTTGACGTTGGCAATAGCTCTGGTGTTTCGGCACCGTTGGCGGCTGGAACTAGCGGTTATTTCTTAAAAAGTGATGGCACAGACGCTGCGTGGGCAGAAGTTGTTGGATCAGACAGTCGGCAAAATTATGTTGCTGACGGAAACATCACGGCGAGACAGGCCGTATTTTTAAAAGATACTGGAAAGGTTTCAGCGACACAAAGTTTTAAAATGGCCTCAAGGTCTGATGTTGGCAGCACAGGCCCAACACCCGCGATGAGTGTTGGCGAAGACGGCTCCTCTAAATCAACAAATGCTTATAGCACCGTGGATAATGTGCATGTGTCGATCTACTTGAAGGGTGGCTGGGCAAGTGGCGTAAATAACGCTGTTGTTGTTGTTAGTCAAATAAATGCTGACGGCAGTATTACGTCTGGCTCAGAAAGCAACACAGTATTCGGCTCTAGCACGTACCGCTCCCCATGTACTGTGCAGATGCAATATTCGTCCACCATTAATAAATTTGTTATATTGTATAGTTACAAGACTAGTGCCTCTCTCCACTATACGCGAATGGCTATAGGTACGTTGTCGGGCAATGCTGGCGCTGCTAACAAGACATTTACACTGTCAAACGAACAAGCCATTGGCAGTGAAAATTCAAGCTACCGAATTGATGGAACTTACGGCGGCAATGGACAGTATGGTGGCGGTCTTCCCGGTGCTGGTGGTAATATTTTCTTCACACCTGACGGAAGTAACATCAAAGGGTTTTTCTTTGGCGGCTATTGTAGGGCAAGCCAAAGCTCTGGCACTTTGGGAGCGAATACTGTTGGCTTCACGGTAGCGGCAAATGGCACTACTGCTGTTTCTGGCTTTGTTCCAGTCACGGGTGGGGACGCAGCGGCGGGAACCATCTCAGAGCTATCTCAATACTCTGGAACAGCTCATTACCACATTCCAACAAATCAATGGGTGTTGGCATCGGTCTATAGTAGTAATGGGTTTATTTATATGTTTACGCAGGGTTCTGGGTCAACAACGATAAGCCAAATCACCAACGATGATAAAATTAACTTTAATACTTCTGGTTTATCTGGGCAAAATGCACAATTCACCAGCTCCACGATGCAGACAATTGATAATACTCATCTGTATCTGTATTGCTCTACTGGGCCTTACAAGAAAGTCTATCGGTTCACGATTGGCAGTACGACAATAACTGGGGGTACGGGTAATGACTTTACTTCATTAACCGAAAACAAACCCGATGGAAACATAGCAGCAAATATTCCGGCTGATGCAGGGTGGAGATATTTTTCTGGATTTAAAGCGTATCGCGAGTCTGGGTTGGGCTTTTATCAGGGTTGGAGTTATCGACCAGAATACAATGTATCATATGCTTCTGACAAACAAATAATTTTTTCTGAGTTTATATTCACTGGGAATGCTGGAAATTTAGGCTTTTTAAGCCAGAGCAATTATTTAACTGCGGTGGCTGCCAATGGGGTTGGTGGCCTAATGACACACGGTCATGGATCATATGATGATGAGAGAAATTCGTTCCTTATATTTGGTTGGACTGGCACCGTAGCAACCACATCTTTTGCACAAAATCCTCTGCAAAAAGGTGTTTTCATAGCTAGTGATATCGGTTCTGGAACTACGCCAATTGGCCTACACGATAGTTCCAGCACAGCCAGCAGTGGCGCGACAGTATCAGTTGGAATGTTTGGCAGTGTCGTTGAAGGATTTAGCGGTCTTGGTGTTGGCGCTCCAACTTTAGCTTCAAACGGCAAGAAAGTTGGGTATGCAATAGCGGCTAATAAAGTAATGGTAACAGAGACTAACGGTTAAGGAGAAATAAATGGCTATTGAACCATATGTGGCTTTACTTAGTTGGCTTGGATACATTCAGCTAAATACGGATACTGACGTTGATTTTGTCAATTGGCGCACCCAAAAAATGGCTCTCAGTGATTGGCGAGACTTGCCTCATGCTCCCGCAGGGTCAATGACAACGGAGTGGTTGAGCTATCGACAGGCGTTGCGCGACCTACCATCCAACAGCGATT